AAGCATTACTCAAAGATCAAGCAAAACTTAAAAAATTTGGAAGTATGTTTGACACCGAACAAATTGAGATTTTTGCTGCACTTCAGGGAAAAATTACCGAGCAGGAAAAACTTAGACTTAGTTTACAGTTAGCCTTAATTCAAGGTAATGCAACCGAAGCCGAGAAACTTGGAAAACAACTGGCAATTGCTCAGTTACAGACTACTGATCTTTCTGCGGCTATTGCAAAGATACCTAAAGCCCTAAACCCATTTGAAGGTTTTGGAAGCGAGGTTGACAACTTAATTGCCAAGATTTTGAACATGTATAAGTTATTGCAGCAACCTTTAAGCACTACAACCACCGCACCAATTACGACTTCAAGCGGTTCAACCAACCCAACATTGACTGCAATTGCTGCTCAAATTGATAGCGCAAGAACAGGTTTGAACAATTTTAATGAAAGAATGTTGGCAAAAATAGCGGCTACCAATAAAATTCCGGATACAACTATTGAACAAGATATTCAAAGTCAATTACAGGCTTATCTTGCCGCCGATACTGCAATGCGTAGTACATTTAAGGACTTAAACATAAACATTGCGCCGGCTGGTAGCGTTGTTACTACTGGCGATCTTGTCCAAGATATTCGCAACGCCTTGATTGAGGCAGGATTATCCGGCTCACAAACTACCATTAACAGGAACCTTGGTGCGTTCCAAGTACAATGACATTACCGGCAACCTTAGACGTTTCACTAAACTTCCAATCGGGGGCGACCTTCGGCATACCCTTTACGCTTGACGACCCAGTAAACGGAATTCTTGGAACTAATATCTTGTCCGAGTCTAACGCACCGGCCTTGGTAGTTAACTTAACTGCACAAACTCGTCAAATAAGTATTAGACGAGGCAGGAACATTAGTCGAGACATATACGAAGCCGGAACTTGTACGGTGAGAATCTATGACCCGAATTCAGACTTTAATCCACAAAACGTAACCTCGCCTTATTTTGGCCAATTAGAACCATTAAGAAAGTTACGCATTTCGGCTACCGTTGCAGGTGTAACTTACTATCTATTTAGTGGATATACGACTGACTATATCTACTCCTATGACCAAGCAGAAAACATTGCTTACGTAGATATAAAGGCAAGCGACGCCTTCAGGTTATTTAATATGGCTTCAGTCGTAACCGTTACAGGTCAAGCGGCTGGTCAAGATACTGGAACCCGAATTGATAAAATTTTGGATACGGTGTCGTTCCCTACTCAAATGCGTAGCATTGAGACCGGAGACACGTTAACCCTTGCCGACCCCGCTACCTTAAGAACCTCACTTAGTGCTATGCAAAACGCAGAGTTCAGCGAGCAGGGGGCTTTGTTTATTAGCCCTGAAGGTAACATTATATTCAAAAATCGAAGTTCAGTTATTGCAAGCGCAGGGGCAACCCCAACCAATTTCAATCAAACCGGTGGCATACCTTACAAGGACTTAAAGTTTGCCCTAGATGATAAACTAATTGTGAACAGCGCAACCATTACAAAAATTGGCGGCGTGGCTCAAACTGCAATTGATTCCGGTTCGATTGCCACCTACTTTCCTCATTCCGTAGCAGTTAGCGAACTTATTGTTGATACCGACGCCGAGGCATTAAATATTGCAAGCATATACGTCGCAACGAGATCAAGTACCTCAATACGAATAGATCAAATGAGCGTTGATTTATACGACCCAAATGTGCCAACGGCCACAATGTTGGACTTTGATTATTTTGATAATGTACTTATCAGTAATATTCAACCCGACAGTTCAACCATCACCAAAAACCTTCAGGTTCAGGGTATCGCTCATGACATAACCCCGACCTCATGGATGACCACCCTTACCACCATGGAACCTATTGTGGACGGTTTCATTATAGGAAATAGCACCTATGGGGTAATTGGTGAGGATATTCTGTCCTACTAGGATATAATTAGGTACTATTAAGGAGATATAATGGCCGCAGGATTAGGATTTAAGACTTTCAACACCGGTGACGTTTTGAGTGCCGCCGATACTAATGGGTATCTAATGCAGGGCGTTCTTGTTTTTGCAGACGCCGCCGCACGATCAGCCGCAATCACTTCACCTCAAGAGGGTCAAACCTCATATCTTAAGGACACCGACGTAATACAGGTGTACTCAGGTTCAGCATGGGTTACTAAGTCAGGTGGCTCATCACCTTTAACAACTAAGGGCGATCTTTATACTTACTCAACAACCGACGCAAGATTGCCAGTAGGCACAAACGGCCACACACTTGTAGCGGATTCGGCGGCAGCGACAGGCCTCAAGTGGGCGGCCCCTACTGGTGGTGGAAAAGTGTTGCAAGTTGTTCAAGCAACAAATGCCACAGAAATATCTATTCAATCAACAAGTTTCACTGATACCAATTTAACAGGTTCAATCACACCATCATCCGCATCAAGTAAAATTTTGGTAATGGTTTCTCAAAACAGTCAGGTTGTCGGAGATATTGGTAATGTTGGAGGTTCAACTCGTTTAATGAGAGATGCAACAACCGTTTATTCTATAGACGCTAATGGTTACAATGCACTTTATAGTAATTATGCAACTTTATCCGCACCAACTTCGGGAAGTATAATTGCAATGATTACTTACTCGTATCTTGACAGTCCTGCAACGACTTCAAGCATTACATACAAAACACAAAGCAAGATTTTTAGCACAGCCAACAGCAGGGCTATCAAGCATCAAGTTGAAAGCGTGCAATCTAATTTAATTCTAATAGAAATAGGTGCGTAGTGAATAACTATTTAGGAAAAGCAATTAAATTATTAAAACCAACCGCTGAATTTTCATTTACTGATAATGACTATTCAACAATTAAATGGGATGTATTAGAAGGTAATCCACCCACTCAAGTAGAAATTGATGCAGCAATAGAACAGATAAAGGCTGATGAAACAACTCAAGCCGCTACCAAAGCAGCCCAACGCCAAGCCCTACTAGACCGCCTAGGTATAACCGAGGATGAAGCACGCCTGCTATTAGGCTAAGCACAATCCCTCAAGATTATGCTTAAATAAATTATGAAACCATGGTTATCAAAAGCGGCGGTTCAACTGCGTGAGCAGATCGACGACAGTTACCAAGATCGCAGTCGGAAAAGTGATGGGTGGGTCGCTGATCTGCGTCACCAATTACGAGGTAAGAGCGACCACATACCCGACAGCAAAACCGGAGTCGTTAGGGCTATCGATGTTGACGCTCGCCTTTCTGACGACAAAGGGGCTTCAGCATATTTGGCAGATCAAATTCGACAGTATGCAAAAAGTAACGGACGTATATCTTATGTAATCCATTTGGGAAAGATTGCTTCTCCAATCTTGAATTACAAATGGAGAGTTTACCGAGGTTACAACCCACACAACCATCACATTCATATTTCATTCCGAAAGAACCAAGACAACAATTCAGAGTTTTTTGATATACCACTAATAGGGGGCAAAAATGCAAAATAAAGCAATTGAAATAATCCAGTCTTATGGACGAAGTGCGTTTGTCTGTTTGTTGACAATTTACGTAACTAACCCTTCCGGTAATTTCGATGACATTTGGAAGGCCTTTTTAGTGGCTTGGGTAGCACCAATTTTGAGAGCCTTAAATCCTGACGACCCTGCTTTCGGTATCGGTAGTAAAGAGTAATGACAGCCCTTGAGTGGGCTGGTTTTTTAGCAGGAATCACAACCACACTAATCGGACTTCTCGCCGGCCTTCGATGGCTAGTCAGAGGATGGCTTAATGAACTCAGGCCTAATGGCGGTAGTTCAATGAAAGATCAATTGACACGCCTTGAGCAAAGAGTCGATGAACTCTTTATTGTCATAACTAGGAAGTAGACTCTACCTATGGCTACTAAACGCAAACCTAAAAAGAAGGTTGCTAGGAGACGGCGCACAACTAAAGAGCCAGTTCTTACTAAGTTAGATTTTTGGGCGATAGCCGCTAATGAGGTTTATATGGCTTGCAGAAAATCAGGAATGGACGAAGGAACAGCCCTTGCCTTTGCAATGGATAGAGCCTCTTATCCTGACTGGATTGTGGATACTAAAGACCCAATTAAAAATCCATTAGACGACTTTGACGAGGATGACGATTAAGCGAATCGCCTTTATAAGTGATCTCCAGTCTCCGTTTATAGACGAGAAAAGCGTCAAACTGGTCGGAAAGTTTTTAAGGAAATGGAATCCTCACCGGACTATTCAAATCGGTGATGAAATCGATCTACCTCAATTAGGTGGATTTAATGCAGGAACAATAGATGAGATGGTTGGGAACCTAGATGATGATAGAAAGTTTACGCAAGAGGTACTTCAGTATCTCGGTGTTACGGATGTACTAGGTAGTAATCATGGAATCAGACTTTACCGATCAATCAAAAAAAGATTACCCTCTTTCCTCAACCTACCCGAACTGCAGTATGAACGTTTTATGGGGTATGATAAACTCAAGATTAAATTCCACCCCTACGGACTTG